TTGGTTGGAAACTATCTGGTCCAACTGCTCTTACCATTTGTAGAGGTACATATGGACAGTAGAATAATCCTGCATCATATGGTGATGTACCTTTGTAACCTACAACATAATACTGATTACCTGATGTAGTCTGTGCGTTAGCAGCAGATAGGTTAGCAGAATATGGGTCAATGTACACTCTGAACTTACCATTGATTGTACCAGCAAATGTGTTACCAGTGTCATCAACATTTAAGTTTGAATTTAATGCTGGAGTGTAGTCTAAGATACCAGCCATTGTTAATGCAGAAGCAACATCAGCAGAACAAAGGATCATGTTACCTTTTCCGCGACGTGTTCTCTGTGCAATAGCATTTGCATCTCTTTCAATCTGGAATAGAAGTCCTTTGAACTTCTCAACAGACCATCTTCCATTTGAGTCAATGTCTAAATCAAAATTACCTGCAGTAGATGTGTTTGAAACAGCACCCTGTTCAGCAGTCATATAGATTGTTCTGATGACTTCTCTGTTGATTTCAGCAAGGATTTCAGTAGAAAGAATGTTTGCTAATTCAGCTTCTGCATTCAATCCATGAATTGCCTTAAGGTCTTGAGCTAGTTCTAAACTGTACTCTGCCTTTAGTGCTCTTGACTTAGCAGTAACAGTAACTTTCTCAATTGAGAATGCCATCTGGTTGAAGGCATCATTACCTGTGCCATCAAGTGATTCAGCATCTCCAGTTGCCATACCTTGACCAACTGTGTACTGTGCAGTGTTAGTTGCTGCAGTACCAACTGGGTTAAGTGCTGCTGGGTTTGTACCAGCTTGAGTAACTGTACCTAAACCAACATTTATATCTGAGAAATCTCTAGTTAATGTTGTATCAGAGTTAGCATCTGTTCCAGAGAAAGCAGTATCTGCTTCATTGAATAGTGCTTCAGTTCCACTCTGGTTAGTGAATCTGGATCTCATTGCAAAGATCAAACCTGTTGGTCCAGACATTGGCTGAACACCAGCAAGATCATAAGCAACTAAGTTAGGCATTGCCCTTCTAATTAAAGAAATTAGAACTGGATCAAAACCTGCTGTAGGACCAGCTGCAGTTGAATCTGCACCAAATCCACCTTGTGCACCTGCTGAGTTAGCAGAGTTTGTTGGTGCTTCCATCAAGTTTATACCTGATGAAAATGCTTGTTCTTCTTTTAAAAATTTTTCTTGGTTTTCTAGCAAGACAGAGGTTACTGCTCTTCTGTGACTGTCTTTGATTGGATCAAGACCTTCATAGTCTAAGAGTGGTGCCCACTTTTCTTGCAATTGTTCTGATTGGAACATTGCGATTTACCTAATTGTGTGAAATTTACGTTTGATTAATAATTAATTCAGATCTACTTTTTTGTTTTGAAACTACCTAAAGCATTTAAGTAAGCATCCATTCCTGATGCAACAGGAGCTGGTGTGCTATCTACACCCTCAGAAAGGGTTTGTGCTTTAGAAACTTCTTTAGCAGACTCATTAGTTGTTCTTGCAAAGTAAGATTCTTTGAGAACTTCTAACTTCTCACGATATTTTTCTTCACTTTCAAACTCTACACTTTCAGCAAGTGAAGCGAGCTTCTCTTTCTGAGTAGCAGCAAGGCCATCAGAAACAGACTCAAGTATACCAGTAGCAACAGACTCTCCAAGTCTCTTGTTTAAACCAATATTCTTGTCTATTTGCTCATTGAGCTTGGTTTCCATGTCATCTAGTTTTTCTACCATGCTTTCAAGCACATCATATTTGTCTTCAGGGATTGTTACATAATGTTCTTCAAATAGACCCTTCATTCCAGAAAGGAATGATTCAGTCATTTCAGTCTTAAGACCGTGCTCAATAGCAAGTTGATTCTCTGTCATCCACTCTTCAGCAACATACTCAAGATAGGAATCAACTCTCTCTTGTAGAGAGACTTTTAATTCTTCCTTCTCTTCATTGAGTTTTTGCTCATACTGGATTTCTAGTGTGTCTTGAATTTCTTTGATTTTAGAATTAAGAGCAGCTTCAAAGATTGTCTTTGCTCTCTCTTTAAATTCTTCAGATAATTCCTCTCCACCTAATAGTGCATTAACATCATCTTCAATGTCAATACTCTCATCAACAATTGCCTCTTCTGTGGCTTCTTCTGATTGATCTTCAGAAACTACTTCTTGTGAGTCTTCTATTTCCACTTCATCTCCTTGAGATAGTGTACCAGGTGTTGCATTACCAGTTGGCATTGCATCTGCTTTTGCAGCATTTTTAGTGATGACATCAGCAACTTGTTTTAAAGTTGAACCAGGTTCTTTTAACTTGGCAGAATCATCATCTGGTTTGTAATTTTGGGGTGTAGGACCTCCAAGGTCTTCTACTTGAGCTGAATTACCAGCAACAGTTACCCCAGATGCATTACTACCTGCAGTAGGCATAGCAGCATCACCAGGAGTTGCGTTGGCAGTCACAGCAGTTTTAGTTTGCTCCATTTCTTGTAATTTTGTACCACGAGACATTTGGATTTATTTAACTTAAATCTATATTTATTTAGTAGATTAAAATTTTACAACGAATTTAGAAAATCGTTGAAAATATTTAATTTATTTTCATCTAGTTGTTTTTTATCAACTAGAGTGTTGATTGTTTTGTATGTTTTGGCAATTTGTTGTTCTCTAAGAACACCACCATCCCATACCCAATCTTTTCCTTCCATAATTCCTTCAACAAAAGCATCAGGTGCAGAAGGGTCTGCTACTATATCAGCAGCAGTGGATAACATGAAGTCATCACTGACTACATTATATCCTTCTTTTGTTGGTCTCAAAGAACCAACTCCTCTTGATGAAACACCAAGTTTTACTCCCTCATCTATGAGAGACTTTGCAATATTTCCCATTGGTGTATTGAGAATTTTTGCTTTTCCTATAAAATTGCTTCCATTCTCTTTGAGAGAAACAATTTTATGTGAAACTCTGTCAAGATTAACAGTAGGACCATCTGGATGTCCAAGTTCACCAAGTGCTCTTCCTGTCACAATATTAGATTCATTGTATCTTTGAACTTCCTTTCTCAAGGTGTCTATTGGATACATTCTTCCATTTCTATTTTGAATATCTCCTTGTAAGAAAATACCCTCAATATACATTGACTTTTTACCATTGCGTTCTTCAACAATGAAGTCAACTGATTCTATTTCTTCTCTAATAAGTTTCATTATGCTCCACTAGTAACTTGAACTTGTTGAAAATAAACTGCACCTGTTGCAGCATTGCCATGACTATTTGGTTTTGCCAAAGCAGAAATGTGAACCACATCTCTTAACTCAGCAGTTTGACCATCTCCACTAACAAATGCTGTATGAACACCAACTATAGCACCATAATTATGTGTGACTACTAGTCTTGTTCCAAAATAACCACCAACATTAGAAGTATTATTAATACTTGCAATTGGTTTATCTGTAAACTCAAAATGTCTATTTTGAGGATCAGTTACAGTTAAACTTACTCTTTGACCAACAAAAAATGGTGCACCAGTTCCCTCTGGAAAATCAATAATAGTAGTTGTGGCTGTAGTTGTTACACCAACTACTCTTTGAGCACTTGGTCTTCCTATGTTAATAGTTTCAGGCTCATGATTTGCTGGAACTATGAAATCAGTAGCTGTTGCAACAGCAGTATTTCCAACAGCAACAGTTGCTGTACATCCATCAGCATAAACTCTCACTACATCAGTTTTATGTGCGAATTTTGCGTGAGATGCAGATGCTCCACTAGCTATTGATGATCCACTTCCAACGGGTTGTAATGCCATTATTTTATAAGGTTACTTTAATCCTATACGTTATTTAGCAATTATGAACTCTATTCTACAGGTTCTAATTCCTCTTGATCCTCTACTTCAGATTCCTCTTCAGTTTCAGTTTCTAATTCATCAGTTGTTTCTTCAGAATCTTCTAATTCTTCTCCATCATCAAACAATGATGATGCAACTTCTGGTCTTACATTTGTAATCTTCTCTGCACTTTTAGAGTAGAGAATATCTTTTATTTTATCGCTTACCTGTGAAGGTGATTCATCACTCACAAGCAAATCCATAAGTTCTTCCATATCAATAAATGTAGTCTTATAAGGTTATTTATATCTCTCCACCAGATGGAGTTTCTGAAGTTTCAAATTTTTCTTCATCAACCTCAGGTTCTAAAGTATTTTTACCAAGAACTCCATTGGTTTGTGGGATAGGTTGTCCAGTAGCTGGATCAACTGGAGCATTAGGATCAGGTATGATTCCTTTTGCTATTTCTTGTTTAATTTGTTTATCTTGATCTATTATTTCTTGATCAGTTTGTCTAAGAACTTTTCTTCTTATATAATCAGCAGAATAATATTTACCAACATAAGGTTCAGCAGCACTAGCAAGATTTAATCTTTCCTGTAAGAGTTCAGAATCTTTAAGTTCAGCAAAATGATTATCATATAAGAAATCATATTGAATATGATCACTCATA